CTCTTCTTCAAAAATTTTAGAAAATTTATTCATATATTTATAAATATATTGTGAAATATAAATATTTGTATTATATTTGTTTTATAGTTCTTTGAAAAATATGGGGGCGGTTTTGGATTTGACAGATGTTGGCTGAAGAATAAGAGCACGTAGGGACTGAATTAATCTCTTTAAAAACTGATTCGATTTATATACGGCAACGTACTTGATAACCTTTCAGTGGTTGGTTTAATTGCAACTGAGCAAGTTACTGTAGCTTAATTTAAGCACGGAAACGGGGGGTCGGCAGACATATAACCTAGCAACAGAAGTCGTAGTTGTGGTGGATTACTATTGAACCCTAAATCGAATGGTGACCATTGGTTGTTGATTTACGATGGAGAAGAACAAATCAACTATTTTGGAATATTAGAAAATATTAACCTAAACGTGTAGTTCTTACCTTACAGGATGTTATGGACCGGAGTTCGACTCTCCGCGCCTCCACCGTAGACTTTTTGTGCTTTCCTTTATATTTATTTATAAAGGAAGTACAAATGAGTCAAAAACAAAAAAAATATCATTTTATTTACAAAACAACAGACATTAGAAATGGTAATTTCTATATTGGTATGCATTCTACCGAAAATCTAAAAGATGGCTATGTTGGTAGTGGAACAAGACTTAAACATTTAATTTATAAACACGGAAAAGAAATTTTTAATATGGAAATATTAGAATTTCTACCTAACAGAGAATCGTTAAAAGAACGAGAAATTGAAATTGTTAATTCAGATTTATTATTAGAAGAGAAATGTATGAATCTTAAACCGGGGGGTTCTGGTGGGTTTATTGACAAAGAACATATGAGGAAAGTTAGTAAGGCAGGAAACAAGGAATTTTTAAAAAAAATGCAAGATGATGAATACAAAAAAGAATTTTCAAAAAAAATAAGTAATGCAAATAAAAAACAATTTCTTGATGGTAGACGAGAAAAAATATATTTTTATAATTGGTCAGGAAAAACTCATAGTCAAGAAACTAAAAAAAAATTAAGTGAGATAAGAAAAGGAACCGGTGTTGGTGAAAATAATTCAGTGTATGGTAGAAAATGGATGACCAAAAACTTTAAAAACAAAATGGTTAAACCAGAAGAACTTAATCTTCATTTAGAAAATGGGTGGGTTTTTGGGAAATATGTGAGTAAATTACATAAAGCGATTTTAAAAGAATCTTTTAATAAAATTAAACGGCCATCACATCCGTCTTGTGTTAATAGAAAGTGGATGAATAGATATGGGGTTAACAAAAGAGTTAAAATAGAAGATGTTGAAGTTTTTCTAAAAAATGGGTGGAGTTTTGGTTGCCTATTTAAAAAATAAATAATACAAAAAACCCACTATTTAATTATGGTGGGATTTTTTTTAATATTTTTTTCAAAAAAATTTGGAGATATATAAAAAACGTGTATCTTTGTATTGTAATCAGTTATTAACCATCTAAAAAATCAAAATTATGAAAAAATTGTTTTTTGTCTCTACATTATTTATGTCTTTTTTCTTTTCATCTCAAGTTAAGTATACGTTAAAAAAGTACCCAATGTACTCTAAAATATGGGAAAAAAAATATGACAAAACTGAAAAAGATGAAGATGGGTTGCCTTTAATTGTTTTTTCACCAAAAGGTTACAACACGTTTGGAGACAATACCTCAACTTTTAAAAATGTAAGTCAAACTAAAGTACAATCATATTTGATTTCAGAATTAAATAAATTTAGAAAGGACTACAAAAAAAATTCAATTTCTAAGAGTGGTGTTTTAACAAGTAAAAGTATCGATGATGCAAAAAATATATCGACGGTTAAAAATTACAATATTTCTAAAGAAAAAAATGTTAAAATTGTTTACGACTTTATTCCTGTAGATTTTTTCTCTCGTGTGGACGTAAAAAAATATGAAATTGAAAAAATTATTGCAGAGTCTGTTTTCGATTGGTTTGTTGCAAACGATGAAGGAATGTCTTTGTTGTTGACTGAAAAAAGAAAAGAATTTGGACTTGGCGTTTATATTAGTGAAACCAAAGGAGTTACAATTGTGATTCGAGGAAAATAAAAAAAGGGGTTAATAAACCCCTTTTTTTATTTCTTATTACAACTTAAATGTTGGTATTAAACTTCAAAAGCCGAAGCTAAGTCTTTTTGTGAAGACATACCACAAATTTTTTCTTGGAAAAATTGTCTAGTATCTGAAAATTTTGTAGTTCTTGCTGTTCCCGCAGTGGCAGGGAAACTGATTGCATCAAAAGTTATTTTCTTACTATCATAAAAAGTATAAAAAGTTCCAGTTGAACAATCAAAATATATTGTTTTAGATATTGATTGACCAGCAATAGCTTTAGCTGACTCTGCTCCCGCCATATCACCAGTATCTACTTTAGAACCAGCCTTTGAACCATCTTTTCTAAAATAAAGTAAACCTGGCATAGTACATTGTGTGTTGCTGGTTTTTGTAACTTTTGCTCCTCCTTTAATAATTAAATTTACACTTGGAAGCCAAGATTCAACAGGTTGATTACTATTATCCACAACTCTTCCAACTGGACTGTCCGCAATTCCAAAACCTAAATTTGCAGGAATAGTCATATCCTCACTTTCTTTAATCACCCTTCTTACAATTCGAGCCAAATCTGACTCAGTTAATCTAACAATTCTTTTCATAATTTTTTTGTTATAAGTTAATTTTTTTTATTATCTTTGTTTTATAAATATACATTCAATTATAAAAATTCATTTTATGTGAACTTTTTTAATTAATGTCTTTAAATGGTTTATTTTTTGGACTTTTCTCGGTTCTTCCGTATGATGTTCCTTTTGTGTCCGCTGAAGAAACTTTTTCACTAGAATTAAATTGACCCAAGTGACGCTCAACCTCATCAACGATGTCATTTTGTTCATCATATAACCCACCAATGTTAGAACCATATGGTACATATTCCATATCTGTAGATATGTAAGCACCAATAGTTTTGTATCCAAGTTTTTTTACTGCTGCTAACGCCTCTTCATAGTCCGTTTTATTTTTAATTGAGTAGACCGCTCTTTGAATTGCTCTTTCGTCAGTGCCTAATCCAGACATTGCCTTAGTAATTGATTTAATTGCGTTTTCACCATTACCCTCACTAATAACCCGTCTAACAATACGTGCTAAGTCTGATTCTGTAAGTCTTATAATTCTTTTCATAATTTTTTAATTATTTTAATTTTTTTATTATCTTTGTTTAATAAATATATTGTAATTCAAAAAAAGTTATGCAAACATTTCTTCCATATTCAGATTTTAGAAAATCATTAGAGTCTTTGGACAATAAACGTCTTGGTAAACAACGTGTTGAGGCATATCAAATTATATCTGCGATTACTGGTCGTACACGTAAAGATGGTAAACCATATAAAGGATGGTTAAATCACCCGTGTTCTGTTATGTGGAAAAATTATGTTAATGCCCTTAAACAATACTATAATGATTGTATTGATGTATGGGTTGAACGTGGTTTTAAAAACACTATGGAACACGAACATATTGAAGGTGATTTTGTTTTACCTCACTGGTTAGGTACAGAAGAGTTTCATTCTTCACATAGAGCAAACTTATTACGTAAAGATGGTGAATACTATTCAAAACATGGTTGGACTGAAAACCCTGATGACCCATACGTGTGGATGGATGATAAGGGATTGTGGTATAAACAAATTGTTGGTAGTAAAGAAAGGGTATTTTTTACGCCTGATATTCTACAATTGTGTAGTGAATAATATCACCGTAAGTTTCAATCCAATTTATACAATTAATAAATACTTCTATATAAGTTCCATAATTTTTCTATATACCTGTAATACGTTTGGATGACATTCAAAAGTTTTTTTATTTTCTAAACAATTTACTAAAGATGGTATACCTTGTATTGAACCCCACTCTTTTACCCCATGTTTCATGTCTGATGCACACATCAAATCACATCCTCCACTGATGTAATTATATTTGTAATTTTGACTACCATTTCTATATGGGGCTCTAAATTCAGGATTAATTGAACTACCTAATTGAATAATTTCACAATCTGTGGTTCCCGCTAAGTGTAATAAACCTGAATCCATTGTAACAAAACATGAACTATAATTTATTAAATGCCATGTTTCATCAATTGAAGTTTTATTCATTAAATTAATTCCTTTTTCTATTTCAAAGTCAAAGACAGGTTTATCAACATTTGAACCTCCAATTTCTGACGAGTTTTTTCCTATAGATACAACAAAAATTCCTTGTTCATTTAAAAGTTTTGTCAAGATTTTCCAATTATCAATTGACCAAGTTCTTGAGTTCCAATTTTGAACAGGATGAATTAAAACATATTTTCTTGGAAAATTTTTCATTATTGAAACTTTGTTTGGAATAAAATCCAACCCCATTTCTTCTTTTGTCAACATAAACCCCAAGGAAATTGCATGAATTTGTCTAATGTCCATTACATTATGTTTATTACAAACCCCATTTGGTTTATAAAAAACATCAAAAGAATTAAAAATTTCATATTCATTTTTTTCTTCATCTGTTATTGGATTAAATAATTCACTATAAACTTTATTCACATATGGATTATTTAAAAACAAATATGGGTGATGTGTAATCACCGAAATTTTTTGACCGTAAGAATTATATAATTTTCTAATTGTAGGTGTTGAACATAATGTATCACCTAAAGCCCTACTTTCAGTTAAATCTAAACAAACTTTTTTCATCAATTAAAATATAGGATACTTCACAAATAATATGAATAAATTATTTTTTTAATTATGAAATTAAAATTAATGTATGTGGTTCCTCATTTATCAACAGGAGGAATGCCACAATTTGTATTAAAAAGAATTGAATCTTTATTGGAATATAAAAATGAAATTGAAGTTTTTCTTGTAGAATACTCACAATTTAGCGACACATATATTGTTCAAAGAAATAAGATAATAGAATTATTAGATGTTGGTCATTTTTTTTCATTAGGTTGGTTTACAGAACCTGAAAAAAAATATCAACTAATTGATATTATAAAAGAAAACAAGATTGATATTGTCCATATTGAAGAAATACCTGAAGGGTTTGAAAGTTTTAATAAAATTCCTTTGGATATACTTAATCAACTTTATGATAATAATAGAACGTGGAAAATTGTTGAAAGTTGTCACAATATTTGGTTTGATGGTAATTCAAATAAAAAGTTACATCCTGACTATTACTCTTTTGTTACTCCATACCATTTAACATCACAATTTAATAAACTTAATACTCCAAAAAAAGTTTGGGAATATCCAATAGAAGATAAAGTAAGTGATATATTAAAAGAATATTCAATTTATGATAAATCACATAAAGTCCCAACATTAAAAAAAATAATTGAAAGGGAAAACTTACAGATTTCTATGACAAAAACACACATTTTAAATGTGGGTCTTTGGACTGAAGGTAAAAATCAAAAAGAGGGTATTGAAGTTGCAAGATTACTTGAAAATACACACCCTGATTTACATTTTCATTTTATTGGAAATCAAGCATCAAACTTTGAAAACTATTGGGGTCCAATTATGAATAACTTACCAAAAAATGTCACAGTATGGGGAGAAAGAGAAGATGTTGAAACATTTATGAGGGCCTGTGATGTTTTGATGTTTAATTCAACTTGGGAATGTAACCCTTTAGTTGTTAAAGAGGCGATTAACTATGGAATGAAGATAATGACAAGAAATCTTCCTCAATATATGGGAATGTTTGATGAATATATAACACCAATTAAATCAAACAACTATGAAGACATTAAAAATACTTTACTTGAATTATTAAATTCAAATAAGACTTATGAAATAGATACAAAAAGAGATTTCAAAAAAGAATTATTAGATTTTTATAAAGAAGTTAATGTTGTTTCAAAAACTTTAAACAATCCAATAACAAAATCATATAAGGTAAATAATCATTTTGTTGTCAATCCGTATATTGAAATATCGGGAGAAGAAGAAACAAACTTTGAAATAACTTTTATTGATGAAGGTGGAAATGTAATTTATCAAAACAATTTGGCCATAAATTCTTGGGTAAAATTGAATAGGGAATATTATACAAAATGGACAATTAGGGTTAAAGAAGATAATAATTTAATTTTTTCTAACATTTTAAATTTAGAAAATAGAAGAGTTTATATTTCTTTTGGTTCAAAATCTCTTGGAGATTCTTTGGCTTGGATTCCGTACTGCGAAGAATTTAGAAAAAAACATAATTGCGAATTAATTGTGTCAACATTTTTAAATGATTTATTCAAAGACCAATACCCAAATATTAAATTTGTTGAGCCAGGTGAAACTGTATATGATATATATGCTCAATACCAACTTGGTTGGTTTTATAATGAAAATGGTGAATTTAATTCAAATAAACATCCTTTTGATTTTAAAAAACAACCGCTACAAAAAACAGCAACAGATATTTTAGGTTTAGATTATGTTGAAATTAGACCTGAATTAAAATTGCCAAACAAACCAAAAAAGAAAAAAGTGGGCATTGGGTTTCATTCGACCGCACAAGCAAAATATTGGAATAACCCTGATGGTTGGCAGGCTGTTATAGATTATTTAGATTCATTAGGTTATGAGTGTATGATATACTCAAAAGAGGGTAATGGATATATGAATAATTTTTACCCAAAAGGAGTTACAATTTATAAAGGTGGGAACCTTCAAGAGGTTATAAATGATTTATCCACCTGTGAGTTTTTTGTAGGTTTAGGTTCAGGATTATCTTGGTTGGCATGGGCCTGTAAACTACCCGTAGTTTTGGTTTCAGGATTTAGTGAAAAATGGGCAGAAACAACCTTAGATACATATAGAGTTATAAATGAAGATGTATGTCACGGATGTTTTAATAATGATAGATTAAACGCTGGAGATTGGAATTGGTGTCCATTACATAAAGGAACTAACAGACAATTTGAATGTACAAAAGAAATTAGTTCTGATATGGTAATAAAAGAAATAAATAAAATAATTAACAAAGAAATGATAGAAGATAAACAATTTGATTGGGGTAAAAAAAGTGAATGGTATGTAAATCAAGCAACAAAAGAAATTTTTGAAGATGATGCTTATGAAAGATTTTTTGAAGTTGAAGAGGGGGATATAGTTGTCGATTTAGGTGCATCGTTGGGTCCTTTTACCTATAAAATTTTACCTAAAAACCCAAAACAATGTTATGTTGTTGAACCTTTATCTTATCATATAAATGTTTTACATAAAAACGTAGGAGAAGATAATGTTAAAATTATTCAAGGGGCAATTACAGATAAAAAGAATATAGAAATAACATGGGACGGTATAACAGAAAGTGTTCCTACATTCTCTTTTAAAGAATTTTTAAATGAAAACAAAATAAATAAAATAGATTTTCTTAAGTGTGATTGTGAAGGTGGAGAGTACGACGTATTTCAACCGTCCAATATAGATTTTCTAAAAACAATACCAAAAATCGTAACAGAGTTTCATTTAGTAAATGATGAAAACTTCCACGAATGTAAGTTCAGATGGTTTAGAGATAATATACTACCAAAATTTGAAAATTATGAAGTGTATTCTTATGATGGTGTTGATATAAAATGGGATTTATGGAATGACCATTTTATTGAATATTATAATGAAGTTATTATCTATATAGATAATAGATAATTAACCACAAGGACCGATGGGTTCCCATGACCAAACTCTTCCATCCATATACCACCTATATATCATTGTCCCATCAACATAAAATCCTTCAGGGGCATATTTACCACCACATCCACCATAAGGGTATAGTAAATTATTTGTAGAATCGAAACTATAAAACGATGCACTTCCATTACATGCAACGTCAAGGAACTTCCCATAGGAAAGGGACTTGTCATCACAAGTAGGGGTCGGTGTACAACTACCAAAAAATGACCAAGTCCATCCCATAGTAGTTTCTTGCCAATTATATATATTACCAAAAGTATCAACATAAAATCCCTCTGGCGCATAATTTAATACGTCGTCACAATAACCAAACTGAAACAATTGTTGAGTTGTCATATTAAAACTATAAAGACCTGACGATTCAGAACAAGCAATTCCGGGTATTGGCCCAAACTGATAACTTAAATCAACACACGATAGTGGGTCACTTCCAGGCCATCCGGGTATTTCTCTTGTATCTATTCCTCCTATATATTTTATACTTGAGGATGTAATTCCACCTATTTTAGTAATTAATTCAACATTTACGCCTGATACTGTTCCCATGTTATTATATTTCTACCCAAGTATTATCAGGATTGAAATAAATTGTTTCAGTAGTCCCATCTAAACTATACCCTATGATTCTTATTATATCACCAGTTCCTGAAGGTGCTGTTGTTGTTATACCACCCGTGGTTGTTGATACATATAAAATATCTCCCGTGGTTGTAGAAAATCCTGCATCTCCTGAATTTCTAATATACCCTCTTATTAACATACCTTTTGATGGTTCATTAGCTAATGCAAAGGCTAATAATCCTGTTGCTCCTGATGCTGCGTTCGCGTCAGTTGCAACCCAAGCTCCTGAACTATTATAATAGTATAAATTACCTGCGGTTAATGAACCCGTTCCAAAGGTTACTATATCACCATACCCACTTACCGAACTTGTTAATTCTGTTGTTGGGTCATGATAAAATGAATAGTCTCCACTAACATGTAGTCTTCTTACAGGTAAAGTTGTACCGATTCCAACATTGTCAATTGATGCGTCAGCATAAAATAATCCACTAACACTTCCTCCTTTAATTTGAAAATGAGATGCGGCATTTTGATTATTATTAAATATTGAAGTTCCTTCATCAGTGAAAATTGCATAGTTTGTTGCTGCACCTGCTGAACTAACTCTAACACCATAATTTTCTAAAGCATCATTTGATACAGAAACACTTAAACCGTATTTAACACTTGAGATTGGTGATGCAGTACCATTAACAGTAAAAATACCACCTATTTGAGTGCCTCCACCTTATGAATTTGAATTACTATTATCGACTCTAATCCCATTACTATCTCCTGTTGACCCGTTAATAGATGCGAAGAAACCAATATTTCTTCCAAATGCTTGTTGAACATTAACTTTATGTCCCGTAACATCATCGCAAGCACCAAAAACATTAAAATATGTTCCAATTTTTTCTCCCGCACCATCGTTATGGTCTCCAACTACTGTTCCGTCAATACCGACTTGAAAACCTGAATCTTTTA